ATGCGAGCCAAGGACGCGAACATTCGCCAAGCCTTGCTCGATCTCATCGGGCCGCAGGGAACAAAGAAAACCCCAGGGCCGACTTATGGAATTAAGTCGCACACTTGGGCGGCACTCGCTGTTGCCGTTTATGCAGCACAACAAAAAGGAAAATAGAAAATGAAAATAACAAAAGGAAAGCAACAACGCGCCCAGCGCGTCGTCATCTACGGAGTGGAGAGCGTAGGAAAAAGCACATTCGCGGCCAAGTTCCCCAGGCCGCTATTTTTGGACATCGAGGGCGGAACGTCCCACTTGGACGTTGACCGTTGCGAGATCGGAACGTGGAAGCAACTAACGGACGCATTGGCGGAAGCCAAGGCGACAGATTACAAAACTATAGTTATCGACAGCGCGGATTGGGCAGAGCGGCTCTGCGTTGAAGACCTACTAGCTTCGACTAAAAAGACCAGCATCGAGGATTTCGGCTTTGGTAAGGGATGGGTGATGGTGGCGGAAAGGATGAGCCGGTTCCTATCGTCCGTTGATCAACTCATTGATGCCGGCAAGAATGTGGTTTTGATCGCGCACAGCAAGATAGTGCGATTCGAGGCTCCAGACGCATTGGCTGCATATGACCGTTACGAACTGAAACTCAGCAAACAATCGGCGCCGTTGCTTAAAGAGTTTGCGGATGAACTTTGGTTCTTAAGGTTTAAGACTAAGGTAAGCACGACCGACAGCGGCAAAGGAAAGGGCATCGGGGGCAAGGAGCGCATCTTGTTAACCACGCACTCAGCAGCCTACGATGCGAAGACGCGAAGCGGACTCGCAGAGGAACTCCCGCTGGAGTGGGCATCGGTCGCTCACTTGTTCGAGGCCGTTGCAACTAAACAGCCGAACCATATCGTTGAAGCCGACGAAATGGTAGGATGGCAAGCACGGCTCGCAGAGCATGAAGGAGCGGTGAACCAGTTCCTGCTTGGGCGCGGCGTCCTAACAAGCGAGCAGACGTGGCGCGATTGCGCACCGGAATACCTAGAGCGCGTTGCGCTTCGCGTGGATCAATTCGTCAACACGGCGATCGAATGGAGAAAGGCGAATCAATGAAATCACCAAGATACACAATACTTGAGTTCATGCTGTTAGCTCAAATGTTTCCAAAGAAAAAAGCTATCTTAATTGATAGGGAATTGTATTTGGAGCACAAAATTCAATATGCAGATGAATGGCTTATTCACAAGTCATTTAATTTAGAGACACATAACAGGATATTAAAAGCTATAAAATTAGCTAAACAACTTAAAATCAAATTTAAGTTAGGAACTCAACACATTACTCCAGATTCAGTAAAACAAGCAAACCCAAAACGAATCAAAGTTCAAATTGCATATCATCGCGAGCGAATCCGGTATTGGAATAAATTGGCAAAACTTAGAAAATCAAAAGTATGAGTAAAGAAATATCACCTAGCACTCTGCCCAAACTCGCCGAATGCGCTCTATTCGAGGGCGCAGGCGGCACGAGTTCGGCAGCGGAGCGCGGAACAGCGGTAGACGTTGCGATCCGCAACTTGATCTCGGCACAGGATGACGTTGCAATCGTAGGCGAAGATGCCGGAGCTATCACCTACGGCGTCGAGGAACTGACGCGCCTTGCAAAGGGATCGTTCATCGAGACTCGCGAGGAGTATCTTGCGATGGCAGTTCCTGGACTATCGAAACTCGGCACGGCAGACGCAGTTTGCAAAGCGGAGAAATGGGTCGCGGATATAAAGACGGGGCAGGCGCGGAATTACAGAGATCAACTTCAAGCCTACAGTCTGGCGTGCATGGAAGATAACTTTGAAATGTCTTGGACTGCTCATGTTATTTACGTCGATCAAAAGCTAATTCGTAGCTATGACTTCACCTACGAGGAAGCCAAGCAAGGCACGCAGCGCACAATCGACCGCGCAACAAGCGCGGAGGCGAAGCCGACGCCTTGCGAGTATTGCAGTTGGTGCAAACACTACAACAGCTGCAACGCCATCGTCAGACAGGCTGAGAGCGCTATCGCTCTCATTCCCGACGTTACAGGCAACTCCATCGAGGCGATCCGCCAACGCATCCTTGCAACAGCGGAGAGCATGGGAGCATTCGCGAAGGAGTGGAAGTTAGCCGAAAAGGAGATCGCCGAACCGGTGCTCGGTCATCTAAAGACGAGACTCGAAAACGGTGACGAAGTTCCCGGATGGAAACTCACCAGCATGAGCGGAAGGAAATTCGTGGAGTGCGAAGCTATCGCTAAAGCCTCCGAAGGTATCAGCAAAGAGACACTAATCCTCGCGATGGGCGGTAAGCTCTCAGAAAAGAGTTATCTGGAACTCTGCGCCAAAAACGGCGTAGAGCCAGACACAACAGCAGTAAAAATCGGAGCGCATTCGCTCCAACTCAGACAAACAAAAATAAAATAGAAAATACAAAATGCCAACATATAAAGCAAGTGAACCGAAACAAGCCGCGATTTATTTCGTGGAGCCAGGAACCTACGAAGTCGAGATCATCAAGGCCGTCGAGAAGACAAGCCAAGCAGGCAACCCTACGATCAAGCTTGATGTCGCCGTCCTTCTCGAAGGCGGCGTGGAGGGTCCGAAAATGTGGGAACATCTCACGTTCACGCCCAAGGCAGCGTGGAAGGTTGACCAAGTGCTTTCCAGCATCGGTCGCGCCGTAGTCCCAGGCGAAGACGTCACGGTCGAAGCGGAAGACCTAATCGGTGAAAAAGGAGTTTGCGTCATCGGCGTAGAGCCAGGTCAGACCAACCCAGATCACCAGTTTAATTGCGTAGAACGGTGGCTATTCGGAGATGAAAAGGCAAAATGGCTCGGCAACCGGCGCAAGCCAGCGGCCAAGCAAGACAAGCACATCGTTGCGAAAAGCAACGGCTTTGTTGCACAACCCAAAGACGAAACCGACGATATTCCGTTTTAATAAATGAACGGATCTCTCACTCTCCGGCTGGTCATTTGTATGAATGAATGCCCGATAGGGTTGCGCCTAGAAAGGGGCGATCCGCTACCGGTCTATCAGCACACATACGACGACACGCCGGAGGGGAGAGCATTGGCAGAACAACACCTAGAAAGAATCGAAGACTATGTTCGACGGCATAACAAGACTACTAAATCTTACAAGACTAGTTAAAGACCAGATGGCTGATCTTGAATTGCTTGTAGATTTATTAAACAAACGTATCGAATACTTAGATAATGAAAACGATGAACTGCGAAAAGACAACCGACGGCTCCGCCAATTCTTGTCAGGACAAGATGAATAATTATTTAAGATTCTTAGAGGGCAAACGTCACTCGATTGGTGAATTTGGGTTCGATGCAAATTACATACCAGACATTGCATTTGATTTTCAAAAACATATAATTGAGAGGGCAGTAAAAAAAGGCCGTATAGCTATCTTTGCAGACACAGGACTTGGTAAGACATTAATTCAGCTATCAATCGCAAAAAATATAATAAATAATACAAATAAAAATGTATTGATTTTAACACCACTTGCTGTTGCGTTTCAATTTATAATCGAGGCGCAAAAGCTAGGAATTGATGATATTGAATACTCGAAGGATGGGAAATATACTAAAAAAATAGTGATATGCAATTATGAAAGATTGCATTATTTCGATTCAAATGACTTCGTCGCGGTAATTCTTGACGAAAGCAGTATCCTTAAAAACTTTGACGGAAAAATAAAAGGTCAAGTAACTTCTTTTATTAAGAAGATTCCATATCGTTTCTTATCAACAGCAACACCGAGTCCGAATGATTTTATAGAGCTAGGAACTAGTTCTGAGGCATTAGGGTATTTGGGTTATATGGATATGCTTGGAAAGTTCTTTAAGAATAATCAAAACTCAGTCGATTCAACAAATAGAAATATCGGGGAAAAATTCTACCTAAAACCTCACGCCGAAAAGGATTTCTTTGCGTGGGTAAATCAGTGGAGCATTATGGTAAAAATGCCTAGTGATATTGGTTTCTCGAATGATAGGTATAAGTTACCCGAATTGATTGTTAATAAACACGTCATAAAAAATCAGTCCATGATTGACACATCAGGTCAAGTTCAAATATTTACGCCAATAGCAAAATCATTTGCCGAGGTTAGATATGAACAAAAACAGACTGAAGAGATCAGGTGCAAGAAGGCAGTTGAATTAGCGGAAGGGAATACATCGGTTTACTGGTGTAATACCAACAATGAAAGCTCGCTTTTAAAGTCTATGGATCGAGACGCAGTTGAGATAATAGGAAGCCAGTCAATGGAGCGGAAAGAGGAAATACTTTTATCTTTTTCTCGCGGCGAAATAAAGCGGATAATAACTAAAGCAAAGATGACTAGCTTTGGATTAAATTGGCAGCATTGCAATCATTCTGTATTTTTCCCTACCTACAGCTATGAGCAATACTATCAGGCCGTAAGACGGTTTTGGAGATTCGGTCAAACAAAAGACGTAACAATAGATGTGGTGGTATCAGATGGACAAACAAGAGTCTTAGAGGCGCTTCAACAGAAAACAGATAAAGCTATTGAGCTTTATAAAAAACTAACAGAAAACGTAAACAGTCAGTTCACAATAACTCAAAGGGAGTTTGATAAAAAAGTAATTAAACCTAAATTCTAAATATATTATGATTAAAGACCAAGAAATAAAAGAAAACTACGCAATCTATAACGGAGATTGCATGGATGTATTACCTCAATTAGATTCTGAAAGCGTTGATCTATCGGTTTACAGCCCGCCTTTTGCCGGACTCTACAACTATTCAAGCTCAGAGAGAGACTTTTCAAATTGCGAAAACAAAGAGCAATTTTTAGATCAGTATGACTTTTTGATCGCTGAAATGTCAAGAGTAACAAAGCCAGGAAGAATAAATGCAGTTCATGTTACGGATGTTTTTGATAATACTTGCAGGCTTTGGGATTTTCCGCACGAAGTAATTAAACTTCATATTAAGCATGGATTTGAGTATCGAAACAGGATAACAATATGGAAAGAGCCATTAAAGGTTCGGATGCGGACAATGGTTCAGTCATTGATGCACAAGTTCATTGTAGAGGACAGCACAAAATGTTTTACAGCTATGCCTGATTATGTTCTTGTTTTTACAAAAAAAGGAGAAAATGAAGTTCCAGTTACGCATCCATACGGAATAAACCATTATGCCGGTGAAATACCTATTTTGCCAAACATTCTAAGGGCATGGAATAATGCTAACAAGGCAGAATTGAATGCAGAACAGCTCTGGGAGCACTTGAATAATGTTAACAAGGAGGACGAAATAACTAAATTGAATCATTATATTTGGCAGAGATATGCGTCGAGTGTATGGGATGACGTTCGCGGAGATAATATACTGCCATTCAGAGACTCAAAAGAGGAGGATGATGAAAAACACGTTCACCCGCTTCAACTTGATGTTATAGATCGGCTTGTTGAATTATATTCAAACCCTAATGAGGTTATTCTTACTCCATTTATGGGAGTTGGAAGCGAGGTTTTTAGCCCAGTATCAATGGGAAGAAAGGCAATAGGAATTGAGTTAAAGGACAGCTATTTTAAACAAGCAAAACTTAACTTAGCTGAAGCCAGTAAGCGATTTAATGTAAAATCAAAACAAGGATTGCTTATATGAATGAACGAGCGCAAAATTGGAAAGGCTATCCGCTACGCTGTTGGCCGAACCACCAAGACGATTGCTACAGATGGGATTGGGAGATTCTAATCGACGGCACTTGGCTTGAGGTCGTTACTCAGTCCACGCGGTGGATCGAGGAGGAGGCCGAGGAGGTCTTGCAGCGTTATTTCGAAAAAAAGAAAACATGACTTACTTATTACAGGAAGATTTTTTTGATTTATCTGAATTTACAAGGAATGAAGAAAATTCAAAAGGAAACCAAAATTGTGATATTGGAACAATATCTGAGCTTCAATTTATGGTTGAAGCAGCAAAGAATGGATTCACCATATTTACGCCTATTGGACACAGCCAAAAAGCAGATGTTGTAGTCTGGAAAAAGCCTAATAAGCCAATTTCAGTTCAGATCAAAAAGGGATTATTTGAAAGTTCTGGAAATTGGAAAATATCAACATCATCAAAGAAACCATCGTGCATGGCGAATAAGGGAGAAAAAGGTTCACTTTATACAAATTATGTTGATGGCGACTTTGACGTATTAGCTGCACATATTGTCGAAAGCGGATGTTGGGCGCTTTGGAGATTAAAGGATATAGCAGGTCAATCTTCAATACGTTGGGATGGTAGCCCAAAAAATAACTTTGAACTACTTGAGCACATCAAATGATCCTATCACCTGACTTCTGCGATCATTACAAGACTAAAATCCTGCTACGCCTAGCCGGTCACGCAGGCGTCTTCAGCCTTCTCAAACTCTGGTCGCAATGCCAATTCAGAAAGTGCGAACGGATCGAAAAGCCAGCGGAGATCGTCGCAGCGATAGCCGACTGGGAAGGCGACCCAATGCAACTC